ACTTCCCGGTCCCACACCTGTAGGTCGTGTCACCGCCCAGGGCTACAGAGCAACGATCGTACAGGACATAGTCGTTGACCTCACGGTCGATGGCAGAAACACCCATCTTGAGCCGAGTAATACCATCAGGCACAACGAAGCTTGCGACTGCCTTTGTCCACACCGAAGTGTTGAACGAGCTACCCTCGGCCACCTGAGTGGACACAAGCTCATTGCCTATGTAGCTGTACAACTTGAGATGCGGAGTCCCCGCAGTTGAGCCGAGGAAGGCAGCCTGTACGGTAACTCGGTTGCCAGCACGAGTCATTACCTCAGGGTTCACGCTGCTAATGTCTATATAGTCGGTCAGCGTGCAACCAACCTCACCAGCAGTCGTAGCGTCTGCGGGCTTGAGAAACCCAAGCCAGCTACAACTAGAGGTAATTGAACTTCCGGACCCAGGAGTGAACGATCCATACACCGTAGTGCTGGACGTATCCGCAACGCCGTTCGAGTCGTTCACCTCAAGCGTCATGTAAATACTTGAGGTGCCGGTAGTCCCATCGGATCGCTCAGTCTCGTTCGCACCCGCGCTAGGTCCAGATGACAACGGCTTGAGCAGCCCGATCCATTGGCATGTCGAGTACACCGACTGACTCGCATGAGCCTGCAACTGGTGGCTACCAGTCGAGACTTGACCATTCGAGTCGTACACAGCAAGGGCTACGTCCTCAATACCACTTACGTTGGTTGAGTCGTCAGCCCTTTCTGAGTTTCCGTAAAGAGACGTGCTACATCCGCTGTTAGTCTCAGGCGCGAAGAACGCCACGCGCCATGCCTTAGAGTTGGTGTTGGTCACCGTGTCCGTGGTCATATAGCTTGACGTTCCGGTAGAACCGCCTTCGTCTATGAACTGGTTTGTAGCAGTATCACAATTTCGGTAGGCAACGCACTGCGTTATCTTCGGCCTGCCCGTTGAGGTGTGACTACCCGTCCAGGAGTAGGACTCAGAACTTCCAGCGGTACGCTTCATGATCGCAAGCGTGGTGCTGCCCGAGTGCTCGTCTCCATTGCCGTTGGTGTACTTGATAGTCCTGACCAGCGTCCAGCCGTACGGCGCAGTTACGGTCACGCTTCCGGAGATGCTAACACCGGCTAGCATCAAGTCATCTTCTTGGACGCCACTCGGCCTGTTGATCGTGTAGCTCGTCGTGGTCGAACTCGTTGACCAGGAAGACGCCTTGCCCACGTACTGAATCCCCGGCACCGAAGACGGGGGAGTTGTGTTCGCGGTCATGGAGCCACCGGACACGTCGTCCCGAACCGCAAATGCGGACAAACGCCACGCACCGGGGTCGGAGTTCGGAACCGATGCCGTCTGAGCCACTGTGCTGCCACTGACGGACCCAGAAACGTTCTCCTGGGGGAACTGCTCATCCGTGGTCGCCGCGCCCCTGTAGCACACCACTGTGGTGCGGCAACGGGACCTGTACGACGTGGGAGACCCGAAGTCGCCAACCCAAGTGCTCGGGTCGGCAGCGAGAGCGTCACGCATCATGACATTCAGGGACGAACCGGACGTACCGCTACCGGCCGTCGCCGTATCCACCAGCACCCACCCCGTAGGCGGAGTGGCGACAAGCGGGGCGTCGCACGCCACGTAGGCTACGAGCAAGTCACCATCGGCAACGCTACTCGGCTTGTTGAGCGTGTAGCCTGCGCCGGTCGTCGTGTCGCTATAGGCAGTTGACGTCGATACATACGAGATTGAGGGAGAAAGTCCCTCGTACAGCATCTTAAATGCCTTGTTGCCGTTCGAGCCCGTACCGGTCGCCGAGACGCGCGAATACGTAGTTGCTATGTCCTCTGTCCACGGCTCAGTGTCAATGGGATCGTCTGCCGTAGAGGCAGCAGCAGAAAGGAGGTTTCGGCTTGAGTGACCTCCATTGGACCACTGCGAATCAACGCCATACATCAGCCCGATTCGGTCAACGTTGTGTACGTCGCTGGTAGATGCAGACTTAACCGTCATCTTCACGGTTGCGTACGTCGCATCATTTGGCGCATACCCCGTCGCAACAAGTTCGGTCCATGTGCCGGTTACGTCGGTACCGGTTGCAGAGATCGTGTCAGAGGTTAGAGCCGTAAACGTTTCGTCGTAGAACACGATGTCAAGCTCAACGCTCTTGGTACTCGTTACGGCAAGGAACTGCGCACGAGCAGTAAGGGCAGAACCGCCGGAAATCTCGTTGTAGGTGGACTCTGCGCTCATGTCCCCACCTGCCGCAGCAGTTAGAGACATCGACGCGCCGCCGTTGAACGAATGCGCCTGATCCATGGCAAGTGTTGCATTAGAGCCGACGTACCCAAGCGCATCAGTCAGAGTCTCAAAGTCAGCCTGCTGAACGCTAAGTAGATTAGAACCATCCCTTAGCGAGACGAACACGTTGGAGGTGACAGAGTCGGCGATGACAGATTCGAATCCGCCGCCGCCACCAGTACCAATTCCGCCCAGTGTTCCACCGGGAGCGCCAGGCGAAGAGCCGGTCACGGTGAACGCGCGCTGAGCCCAATCTGAGCGAGCGCCGAACGAAGACGTGGCTCGTATGAAGATGTAGTAGTCGTTTTTCTCCAGGCCGAACGGCAGCGTAAACGACGTGATATCACCGTTCACGATGCCGTTGCCGGAGTTGACATCCGATCCGCCAGTCCCTGTGGAAGGGTCCCCGGCGCCGGGTATCGTAACAACCTCGCCGGGGTAGATCAGGTTCGGATCACCACTGCTGAGGTTCGGTGAAGCTGTATAGATAACAGGCCACTTGGTAGGATCTCCCAAGAAGCGGCCTGCGATCCCCCATAGCGTGTCACCCGACTTGATGGTGTACGTGCGCGACGGAGGGTAAGTGGGCGCAGTTTCATCGGGGTTGAAGGTGGGCGCCTCCTGTTGAGCAGCAGTGTAGATTTTGTATTCTGCGAACTGCTGCGGGTCTCCGTCGGGCTGGGAGTACGTCCAGGTGATTACCGGGGCAGACGATTCCACCGTACCGGAGGTCGCGGTCACCTTGACGGTAGGGCGGGTGCGGTAGTTGACAACGCAGTACGCTTCATAGACGCGCACCTTGTTGGAAACACCGCAGTACGAAAACACCTGCACCATCATGCGGTTCAGTCGATCCTTTGTCCAAGGACGCCCGAGCGCATCTGTGTTGTAGGTGCCAAGCTCATACGTGGTCGGAGTCTGAGTCAACTGGATAGTGCGGCTTGTGTACTTGGACGTATTGTCCGTGCACATCAAGTTGACGGTAACAGACCTAGAGGACGAGTCAGTCTTAGCGGCCCGGATGTAGACGGTCACCGAAGTGATGACCGCCCCATCCGGAACATTGCTACTACTGATGTCCACGGGGAACTTAACGCAGCCACGCCCCTTACTGGCAGGGTTGTAGCAGTATTTCGTGTCGTCCCCGTGGGCGGACCAAGCCTGCCAACAGTGAGACACCCCTGAGCCTGCAAATCCCCAACCCTCGTTACGATAGTCAGAGTCACAGTCGTGTGTGTAGGTACTCACTTAGTGCCGTCCCCTCTTCCCGACGCCAGCCTTGCAAGCCTGTCGCAACTTCTCACTAAACGGACCCTCTGCGTATTGCAGAGCCTCCTTTGTGACCGGCCCGTGGAAGTGGTTTTCTATGCTGATGTTTCCGCCAGCATCTCCACCACGCCACTCGGGCGGGGTCACGCCATTCGGGTAAACTTCCTCGCCACCCTTGAAGTTGACCCACTCGGGGCCTCGTTCACCGATGCTGTGCCATCCGCGCTGAGCACCCCTAGTACCTCCGAAGTATCCCTTCGGGGGAAGGTTGGGGTTGGCTTGCTGCACATTCGAGATACTGCCATAGGTGTGAACGATGTAGTTAATGGCAGCAGCGACGTTAGCGATCGGATCGAGAATGTTGTTACTCGTACCGGCCACATGGTACGCCGCGAACGTCGGCGGAATCACCTGGGCGAGACCCTGTGACGGCATGCCCGCCGCAGCGTTCGAGTCCCAGTTGTTGATGGCGTTCGGGTCCCAGTTGGACTCACGGATAATGATGGTGTTCATACCCGCTTCCCACGCCGCAACAGTGTCGGGCGGAGGAACGCCAGCCGCAGCCATAGCCGCATCGATAATGGCAAGGTGGTTCTGATCGGTAACTGCGCCTACTGTCGCCTCAATTGAAGGACGGAAGCCGTACCAGTCTTGGAACATCGGGTCATCGTAACCGCGCGCACTCGGACCGGATCGAACTGCCGGAGGGGTTGCCTCGTAGTTCCTTCCGTTCAAGGTGCCTGCGGTGTGACCGACGCCAATATTCGTGATACCGATCATGAACGGTGCGGTCAACTCGCGCTCGAATCCAGATGGCGCGGTGTCGCCGCTGAATGCGAAGGTGGTGAACCATGGCGCCGGAGTCTCGCCCAGGATGGCGCGAGCGATACCGGACATGTACTGCGAACAGTCGAACGTGGCACCGAAGTTACCGCCGAGCGCGTACGGCTTGCCGACCTGAGCATCCGCCCAGGCTTGGGCCGCAGCGTCGTTGACGCCTCCGATGGTAGGCAGCACGTCGTTGGCTGTGATCCAGCCGGTTACCGTGCCGACCATCTGATCAACCATGTTGTTGAGCATGGTCCCGTATGCAGACTGTCCGGGGAGTAGAGCCGATATGGCAATCTTTCCGGCTTCTCCGGCGGCAGTGATGAACGGATTGGAAATGTCCTTGATAGAGCCGAGCGGCGCATTGGCAGCGTCCACCAGTGGGTTACCGGTGCTAGTGGCGCCCTGAGTTGAAGAGGTGCCACCCTGCGGCGAACCAACAACCGCACCGCCATCTGCGTATCGCCCGTTTGCTCCGAGCATGCGGACACCCGCTCCACCCATCACGGCGGAGCGCATCGCAGCCACGTTTCCGTGACCACCAGCAGCCTTGACCTCGGCCGCCGTCCAGACGTGCTCGCCGTTCGACAGCTTCGCAGTGATGCTGTCGGACGTACCGGTGCCGGGCCCGGAGACCTGACCGCCAGTCGCGTACGCAGGCATCGTGAAGCTGTCCAGCGTAGGCGCGTCGAACGTGCCTGCGATGGCGTTCCACATGGCCACGATGCCCTTATTGAACACCACGTCAACTACGGCCGCGACAGGCTCACGAACCGTTGTCTTTAGGTCTTCCCAGGCGCTACCGATGTTGGCGACCGACGTAGCAAATGCAGCCGGAAGCGCGGCAGTCAGCAAGTCAGAGACAGGCTGAACGAACGCGCTTTGCAGCGTACCGGCAACCGTACTGAATGAGCCCTTGGTGTCCGTGATGTACGAGTTCGCATCGGAACTCGCACCGTCAAGGGCGTTCTTCCAAGTGCTCTGGATTGCCGTGCTGGTGTCCGAATAAATCTGCTGAATGTCAGCCCCGAACGCGTTAGCCGCATCGCTCTGCGAAGAGAACGTATCCTGAGTTGCAGCCGTGCTCGTAGCCAGGTCGCTTGTCCACTTGGCCGCCAGCGCAGTGCCGGTGTTCGAGTAGATTTGCTGAATGTTGGTACTGAACGCGTTAGCCGCGTCAGTCTGGGCGGAAAGCGATCCCTGAGTCGCCACGGTGCTAGAGGCCAAGTCGCTTGCCCACTTGGTCTGAATCGCCGTACCAGAGTCAGAGAACTGCTTTTGCAGATTGGTGTTGAAAGCGGTGCCCGCCGTAGCTTCCGCATCCCAAGAGGTTTGCGCCGCGAGCTTGACAGAGTCCCAAGTGTTCTTACTGACAGTGGAGATGGAGTTCCCACCGTCGGTAAATGCCTTGGTCATGTTAGCCACAAACGGAGCCGAACCGGTCTGCATGTCAGACCAGTTAGCAGCCGCAGTAGTGGCAACATCCTGCCACGCAGTATCAGAGATCGTCTGAATCTGCGCCATGTAGTCCTGCCATGCGGCAAGACTATCCGCCAACTGCTTGTCAGATGTTGCAGCGCCACTGCTCACTGTCGGCAGCGTGCCGCCAGCGGTCGAACCGCTGAGAATCGCGCTAGTGTCAGCCGCGTTCTTAACCGTCTCGCCGCCACCGAACAGCACCATCTCAGGGCCGTTCTCACCAACAAGGTGAACACCGGGCGTAGCGCTCGGAGTTCCGTTTGCGTAAGGCGAACCGGGCGGGTAGCCGTAACGGTGCTTGATGTAGTTCAATGCCGCTGCGATGTTAGCCAGCGGGTCAAGGATGTTGTTAGACGTTCCCGGCCAGTGGTAGGCAGAGAACGTCGGAGCGATGGTCTGCATCAGCCCCATGGAAGGCGTACCCGCCGCAGCGTTCGAGTCCCAGTTGTTCGTGGCGTTAGGGTTACCGCCGGACTCTTGCTGCATCATGGACAGGATCTTAGGAAGCCAAGACATCGGCAGATGTTCCATCGCCAACGCCTTAACGACCAACGGCGCCCAGGCTTGAACTGACTTGCTGCCAGCCACCGACGCGGCGTACACCTCGGCCGCCTTCTGCTTCTGCGTTCCAAGGAAGGTCTTAAACGCCTCCTTGATGACACCACTGAGCAGCGCCTCGCCAGCCTTCTTGCCGAAGCCCAGGCCCATAGCGCCAAGCGGGCCGCCGGTGCCAGAGATACCGCTGAGCAGCTTGTCGGCGATCAGGTCGAACACCTTGTCAGTGATGCCGCCCATGGCTGCATCCTCAAGCATGCCGAACGCAGCCTGAATCGCTCCGGCCACATCATCCCCGTGCCCCTTGAGCGAGTCGCCAGCGTGCGGGTGACCAAAGATACCGCCGATGGCTCCAACGATGTCACCGGCCACGTCACCGGCCGTCTCGGCTGCCCCACCGATCAGGGTGGACAACACATCGGCGGCGGCGCCACCAGCAGCCTTGATCGCAGACTCAAACATGCTCAACAGGTCGCCATCTGCAAGGCCACCATCGGCCATACCTCCGGCGTACCCGGAGATAGCCTCAGCGAGTTGCGGGAACTTGCGAGAGTCAACTGCGCCGCCAAACCCACTCATTGCCGCATAGTTGTTGGCCATCTCGCCGGTACGGTTCATGTGGTGGAGATTGTCAACGCCTATCTTAGACACGGCGGCTGAGTTCAACACGTACTCACCGTTGGAGAGTCGGGCCGGGATGGAGTCAGAGGTTCCAGTCCCAGGGCCAGACACGTAACCACCGGTTGCAAACGGAACCGGTACGTTCGGGATTGTGCTTCCTCCACCGCCGAGCTTGTCAATAACCCAGTTGGCAGCCTTGATGATACCGCCGTTAATGACAGTCGAAATGATGAAGTGGATTGGCTTCTTAAAGGCATCCTCGATCTTACCCCACGCGTCACTCATTCCACTTACGAGAGACTTAGTGGTCGAGATCATCCAGTCCTTGAACGTGCCGAACGCAGACTTGAGTCCGTTCCAGACCGAAGTGGCAACATTCTTGATGTGGTTCCAGGCACTCTCCCACAGGTTCGAGATTGTCGTAACAGACGAAGACGTGAAGTTCGTCAGCGTCGTCACGATGCTGTGCCACGTAGAAGTAAGCCAGTTCCAGATGGTATTGGCCACATTCTTGATGTGGTTCCAGGCGCTCTCCCACAAGTTGGAGATTGCAGAACAGACGAAGACGTGAAGTTCGTCAGCGTCGTCACAATACTGTGCCACGTAGAAGTAAGCCAGTTCCAGATGGTGTCGGCCACATTCTTGATGTGGTTCCAGGCGCTCTCCCACAGGTTCGAGATTGCAGTAACTGCCGACTGACACACGTTGGTCATCGTAGTGACCGTTGCGGTCCAAGCGGTCTTAAGAGCGTTCCAGATCGTGTTAGCCACATTGGACATGGCGTTCCACGCTGCCGACCAGGTGGATTGCAGAGCCGCAGAAGCGGTGTTCCATATGGTCGTCATGGCGTTGATGAACGCTGTCCAAGCCGCTTGCAGTGCGGTCCAAATCGTGCGCGCAACAGTTGACATGGCGTTCCACACGGCAGACCACGCAGCCTGTAGGGCTGCTGATACAGTCGTCCAGGTGGTAGCCATTGCAGTGATGAACGCAGACCAAGCAGTCTGCAACGCTGTCCAAATAGTGCGAGCCACAAGGGACATCGCGTTCCACACTGCGGACCATGCGGTCTGGAGAGCTGTGGACACTACGGTCCATGTAGTCGCCATCGCCGTGATGAACGCAGACCAAGCCACTTGAAGTGCGGCCCAAATCGTGCGAGCAGCAAGGGACATGGCGTTCCATGTGGCGTTCCACGCTATGGAAAGCGCGGCGCCTACCGTGTTCCACACAAGGGTCATGGCATTGATGAATGCAGACCAAGCCACTTGAAGCGCATTCCAAATGGTACGAGCCACAAGGGACATGGCGTTCCACACTGCGGACCACGCAACCTGTAGCGCCGTTGAAACAACGGTCCATGCAGTAGTCAGACCCGTGATGAACGCAGACCAAGCGATCTGCAAGCCGGTCCAAATAGCCCTAACTGCAATGGACATGGCATTCCACGTGGCTTTCCATGCGATCATCAGCGCGCCACCAACGACAGTCCAAGCAAGCGAGAGCGCGTTGATAAATGCAGTCCAAGCAACCTGCAAGCCGGTCCAAATAGCCCTGGCCGCAATGCCCATGGCGTTCCAGACTGCGTTCCATGCGATAACGAGCCCCGTGGACACGGTAGTCCACACAACTGCCATTGCGTTAATGAACGCAGACCAAGCGATCTGCAAGCCGGTCCAAACAGCCTGGGCGGCAATCTTCATGCCGTTCCACACCGTAGACCAGTTGGTTGCCAGCAGAATAAGCCAACCGATCGGGCTGAACGCGAGGATCAGCCGCCCCCAACCGGTAGTAAGGAAGTTCCAGACAGTTTCAGCAACCGTCTTGATGGCGTTCCACACGGTAGACCAGTGCTGCGCCAACTCCACCAGAGCGCCCACGAGTAGGACGATACCGGCAGCGATGAGAACAACAGGGTTCGCCAACAGCGCAGCATTAAGAAGCCACAGACCAGCGACTAGGGGAACGACGATCGGAAGTATCGGCCGCAAGAACTCAAGGATGGTAGCAAGCCCCGTGGCGAAGATTTGCAGCAGCGGAGCTATCGCCTGAATCACCGGAACGAGCGAAGACGCAAGGGTCCCCACCAACTCACCCAAGACGGGCAGGAGAATGTTCAGAACGGGGATCAGGGCACTTACCAGAGCCGAGACCAACTGCCCGATTCCCGGACCGGCAAGGCGAAGCGCGTTGCCGAGATCAACACCAATCGCACGAGTGAGCAAACCGAGCGGAGCTATGAGCGGAGTCACGGCAGAGAGCAAACCGCCGAGCAGGCCGTTAACACCAATCAGCAAGTTGTTCAGCGCAGTGGCACCTACGGATGCCATCCTGCCGAACGCATTGCCCAACGTGCCGAGGATAGCTCCAACTTGAGTCCCTACAACTACCCACACCTGCCCGAATCCCTGAGCACCGGCCGCAAGTCCACGGAACATGTCGCCCAGACCTGCGCCCAGTGCCTGCATGCCAGCGGACATGCCAGCGAACACCGGACCTGCGGAACGAACTGCCGTAATTACGCCAGGCATAACCGCGTTGGTGAAGTTGAGGAACGACTGAACGATTGGCTGAATGAGCGGCCCGGCTGCCGTGAACGCCTGAGCGAATGCAGGCTCAAGCTCTGCGAGACCAGACTTGAGCTGAGCTATGCCCGCAAGCAGCGGGCCCTTCATTCCGTCTGCCGCTTCCTCCATCTCCGACACGACTGAATTCTTCAAGTCAACCATTGCAGACTTGACTTGTGCGTTCTGGGCGAGAATGATCGCGCCAACCGCAACGAACGAACCACCGAGCGCGGTTACCAGTGCAGTACCAGCGAGAGCAGCGGCAGGACCAATTCCAGCCAGCACGCCTATAGTTATGAGCCCAACCTTGCTGAACGCAGCACTGGCCAGAGAGGCGCCGTTAGCCGAGTTTGAGAATGCCCTGAAACCGTTGTCAGCGTCCCCGAGGTTGGTGGTCAACTCGTGCAAGTGAGCACCTGCGGTAGACACGTCAACGTCGGCAGTTGCCGTTTCGTGCATTGCGCCAAACGCAACCAGCCTAGCGCGAAGCTCCTCTAGGTTTGAAGCGTTTACATTCACGTCAGCCGTAGCGGTTGCGTGAGTTGCTGCGATACGAGATAGCTCACTCTGAAACGCCTCAACGTTCCCGTTGTTCACGTTCGCGTTTGCAGTGGCAGTTGCATGCGTACTTGCAACTCGGTTCAGGTCTTCCTGAAATGCATTCAGGTTTGCGGAGTTGACGTTGACGTTAGCTGTTGCAGTGGCGTGCGTTGAGGCAACCCTGTCGAGAGATTCCCTCAACGAGTTGATCTTTGCAATCGCGCCAGCGTCGTCTACGTCAACGGTGACCCTAAGGTTGTCTCCGTCGATCGAACTGAGCGTCTTCTTAAGGCTGTCGAGCTGGGCTTGAGCCGTACGCAGGCCCGTGCCGTCCCACTTGGCCGTGATGTTAAAACCCAAGCTAGTTATAGTAGCCATCGGGCCAACCCTCCTTACGCACGACCAGCGTTGTCTATTCGCTCAGCAGCGTTCTCAAGTTCCTTTTGAAGGCCGTCAGACACAAGGTCTTCGCCTTCTTGCATCGTGTCCATGAACCACGAAAAATCTGCGGTACCCTCAACGACCCAGTTGTCAGACTGCCCGAACACCGGGTGTCGCCAGCCGTGTTGATCCATACCTCTTGGGATGGCGGCCTTGCTCGGGGTCGGCATAGAGGTCGTAACCCGATACCCATCGGGTATGTCCTGTAGTCCAACTCCCTTTGCAACCTCGGCCCTTAGGCCGGTGTGCTTCTTTCCATGAGTCGGTTCCAGAATGACGCGCAGCCGGGCCCTGTCTCCCAGGGTCCCGGCTGACTCGTGGATCGATCCCTTGAGGGCGTTGGGGATTTCCTCGTCCTCAATCGCCATCGCCTTTGTGACATCGCCTAGTTGATCCAGGCCGTCTACCTCAATATCGATCCCCGGCATCTTCTGGCATCCCCTTTTCTAGCATCTCCCAAGGGAGAGGCAGCCTAACAGGATCATCAATCGGGTTCTCTACACCCTCTTCCTCATTGGTGAAGTTAGCTGCACCAAATAGGTAGTTGAGTGTTTGAAGCTGTAGCTGAATCTCGTTCAGCGTGACTCGCTCATAGGTACTATCGATCGGCCCGTGCACCCGCTCGAACGCGATCCATTCGGCCAGCTCCGTGGAGTCGATGCGGGCTAGCACCTCGCGCGGAGAGCAACCCCACGCGAGGGCTAGCCTGAACACCATTACTCGGTCTGGCCGTCCTCGAAACCCTCGGTCAGCTCCTCGACATCCTTCTGAGTCATGCCGTTGAGTTCCTGCGCCGCCTGAAAGAGGCGGTCCAGGACTGCGGCAGACTTAGCGCCGATCTTGCTGACCTCGTTGTCACCGAACATGCGCTTGCCCGTCTCGTCAACCGCGCACAACGCCACAAGACGTGCACGCAAGTTGATGAGGTTCATCTTGTTGGACTTGCCGCGCTGATCGATCGAGTCGGACTCGAACTTGTCGCGCTCCCCACCGGTAAGAGTGCGAAGCCGAACGGTGCCGCCCCACTCGGGGACATCCACGTCCGTGGTCTTCATGTCGTCTGCGGCAAGGATCAAGTCCTTGTTGAGAATAGCCATTTCGCGGGTTTCCTTTCGAACGCGAGCGGGTTACGGGTTGAGCGGCTGGACGGGGACCCGCGACCCCGCCCAGCCTGATTGTGGGTCAGGAAGTCTCGGAACGGGTGATGCCATCCCGCTGCGTGACGAACTTGACCTTGGTGTCGGACAGCTTACCGACAGCACCGTCGAGCGGGCTGTACTCCAGAAGGAGGCAAGTCGCGCTGTAGGACGGGTTGTCAGAGCCAACCGCCTTGCTCTGCGTCGGGAGAACGTAGATGTAGAACTCGTCCTCCTGGTCGTAGAGCGGGAAGAGCACGGAGTCAACCGATGCAGCATTGAAGTCCTGCTGCAAGGTGATCTCGAAGGTGTCGTCCTTCAATCCGTGCTGGTGCTCACGGCCACCACCGGAAAAGTTGGTGGTGTCGATGTCATCCTTGGAAAGGGTGACGGTGACTGCGGAGCAGTGGGACGACAGGTCCACACCGTTGACCTCGATGTAGCAGTCACGAAGAATAAGCTTCTTTGCCATTTAGAACTCATCCCCTCGGGGTTCAGTTTCCGCGCCGTCTTCCGACGCATCGGTGGTTTCCTCTACTTGCAAGACAGGTGCTTCCACTGGTAGTTCAACCACCGGAGGATCAGCTACCGGAACCATAACCGGTGGCTCCTGCCTCTCTATCTTGGGAGCGCGGACAATGAATCCGCCCCCGATGAGATGGCGCTCTTGCGCCTCCGGAAGGTTGCGCTCGAAATACTCTCCGAACGACTTCCGGAAAACTTTGTGGCTCTTCGTTATGACCCGATATCGCATCAGGGATCAGCCTCCACTCTCACCTTAAGGATGGCACCTACGTGCGGGATCTTCGCTGTGTCGAAAGAACCACCGTAACCGTCCATCGCGTAGCAAAGGGCCGTCACCCCTCCACCCAAGCCGAGGTCTTCGTTGTGATTGATCGCATACGAGACACTATCGGGCCCAACGTGGCTTACAAACTTATCGAGTTCAGTCTGACCTCTGTCGGTATCGTTGCGAGAAACCAGGACTATGAGCTGAAACTCAAACGTCGCATCGTCTCCCATGTTCACAACGTACTTACTAGACAAGGGCTTTGCTATGATCGCTGGAGTCTGAGTAACGTCAGGGACATTCTTGTACGGATAGACCTCACTTGAGATGTTGCTCCGCACCGTATCCACTAGCGCCTCTCGCAGCTCTGCGAATGTAGGCGGCTCTGTCATCCGACCAGCACCTTGTCTCGTACGTACCGCGCTAACTTGTTACTAGCCATTGGGTTGTTGCGAACCCTCATGACAGTCCCGAAGGCGTCGGCTCCGGCAACCCCCAAGGGGGCGTCCTTGAGTTGGAAAGTCTCTGCCGCCATGATGAAGCAAGCTTGCTTCACCGGGGCGGGGACCGAGGCCCACCCCCATTGTGCCGTGACCTGTAGCCTGGCACCAGAGTTGCAGTACCTTTGGATGTTTGACCTGAACCCCAGCAGCTTAATGCGCCAATAGGGCCATCCGGGCTCTCCGTCTACGACGCCATTCAGCGGCCTAAGCTCATAGTCGGAATCTTCGGTCAGGGTCGATCCGTCAAGGGAGACAACCAGTTCGTCGGTAGTCCAGAAGTCGTCAACTACCGCTATTCCGCTAGCGGTTAGATCGTACTTCCTCAACGATGCAGTCGTAGTCCTGTTGAACTGGCGGTTGCAAAAGCCGTTGATCCCAACTGACGCGTCCTGCATTGCGATTTGCAGCTTGTCGTCATCCTGTGAGCTGCCGGTCATCTTCATATAGTCCTTGAGCTCTTCAAGGAGTATATACGGATCGCCGATCGCCATTAGTCCTCCTTGGGCTTCTCCGGATTCGGCTCCGGGGCGGGCTTAGGCGCAGGCTGCTTAGGTGCGGGAGCGGGGGCCTTGGCAGGACGAGGTACATCAAAGTGCACCTCAAGTCGCTTCCACAGCCCCTCAGTTGCCGCAACGATCTCATGCGCCTCACGGGCAATAGTCACATCCTTGACGATGCGAATCCTCTTGCCATTGAAGTGCACAATTGCAGTCTTAGCCGCTATCAGGAGTCCCATATCTCTTCCCTTCCGCGATCAGTGTTCGCATGGCCGACCGGTCTCTAAGTGCGCGCCTGTATCGTTGCCACAGTGCGCGGCTCTCGAATGAACCTGTTGATCGGTTCATGCGCGCCATAGGCTCGTGCCACATGTGCCACAGAGGGTCAACACCGCGCCAGGGCAAGCCATATAGAGTCGTCCAGGCCATACCGGCCGACTCATCTTCTTGCCCCCAACCCCTGAATCTGCGATCCAAGGGAGCTTCTATGTAGGCGTCTCGCTGCATGACGAACATCCCGCCACCAACAACGCCTCTATACGGATGTTCCTCAAACTGATCGTCAGGGAACAACTCACCGCGCATGCGAACAAACTCAGTTGCACCGCGTGTCATTCTGTGAACCGCCAGGTGAGGAACTGCCCATACATAGCTCGAAGAGGCTACCTGCGCTACTGCCTCGCCAACCCCCCAGCACCACACGTCCGCGTCGGCCATAACAATAATGTCTCCGGTTGCGAACCTGAGGGCTTCCTCTACTGCCTCGGCCTTACACCAGTCTTCGCCCGGGGCGTCGCCCTCGACTACCTGCCAATCCGGGTGGTAACTACGCCAAAGCTGCCTAAGAAATTGCCAGTTGGCTTCGCGTGCAACATCTGGCCTGTACGGAACCAATACGGATACACTCATAGGTTGTACCTCGTCGCGGGATGATTTGCGTAGTCGTCCGGGAAGTCGATGTCATCTGTCCAGTCGTTGATCTCGTGGAACCACTGCTGTTTAACTATGTGTCGGCCCATCGGGGTCCCCTGAATGCTTCGCAGAAGCATCCATCCGGTTGGCCTGTTGATGCCACGATTTTTAGCCTGACTCACTATCTGCAAGTTGTGGTCTAGCATGTCGAATTGATTAGGCCAGAAAGAATGAGCGAACAGCTCTCCCCACTTGCAACCCGTGACCCTAGACGCAGAATACCTTCCGAACGCTATGTACCTACGCTGCGCTCCAAGAGCGAACATCTTACGCAGGGCGAGATCCGAAAAGTAAACATCGCCTAGCATTAGCAAAGTCCTACCGGACCTGTCCCAAAGGTGGCGAGTTGAGTCAAACTCACTAGATCCCTCCACCTCATGCGTTTCGCAGCCATCAACCGAGTATTCGGACTTGAAGCCAGGTGGACAGGTTATGTGGATTTCCTCGCCTGTCTCGTGAAGTTGACGAACCGTCCGGTGCAGCAGCGGCTCTCGCTGCTGGCCCACCGGTGCGAAGTGGCTACGAACACCAAGGTAATTGTTCCACTTGCCCTGAGGGCCAGCGCACGTAACTATGACGCTCATCTAGAACACCAACACCCACCGAGCTTGCGAACCCTTGCGCGCTTGCAATAGCAATTGCCATCACTCATAACGACGTTGGCAAGGTCCTGCATCCTATGACGCCACAAGTGGTGCTCCTTGACGAGCGCAAGTGCGGCTTCTCGTCGTTCCCCAAGCTCCGAGTACCGGATTGAGTTGATCTTGTGCTCCAGGACCTCAAGATCACCACGCGGGAACGTGATCATCACATCATCCGTGAACCCGTGCTCCGCCATCCCCTCGACCTCGGGGTGAGCCAGCAATGCGCCGCGCCCCAGGGTGCAGGGAAGCCGATCGGACCAGTACCGGGGGGAAGCTGCCGAGTCGCCGAGTACGAGCCCCGTGCGGGCGTACAGCGCGTTCAGGCGGTGCCCGTAGAGCTGTTCGCGCGCACCCTCGACCCTTCCGTACAGGGCAAAGTGACCTCCCCATCTCGCCTGTGCCCACTTGATCAACTCGGCGCGCTCTCGGCCATGGATCGCCGCCACGAAACCGCCAACGAAGATGGCAGCATGCGTGTTATCTGGGCGACAGTTGCGCACATTGTCTTGATAGGCGTACTCGCTACCCATAGCGGGCGGCATCCAGAAGTGATTAACTCCCCTTCTGAGGAAGTCTTGTTGATGTCCACCGTCAGCAGTGAAGACATACTGACAATTCCACCAGAGGGCACGCCCTATACTTTTCTCTCTTCCCCTAATTCCCCAGTATAGATCCATATGCAGAGCGACCGTGCGGGTGCCGCCTGCCTCTATGTCGCGTAGCATGCGCTCTATACCAGAAGGGGGCGAGGGTTCGTGCCCGTGTGTCCTCGCCCAGATGAACATGTCGGCGCCTTCGCAAAGCTCAACCACCTCACGGCAGTTGGTTCCCTTGTCTGGTATGTGGCTTACCTGCCAGCCAAGTTCACGACCGCCGTTGCACATGTCATCCTTCCACCTGTTATCACCAGGTGGAAGCGGAATACCGAGCACGACAACCCTCATAGAGCTAACCCCTCTTCACGTACACCTGATCGAACCATATTGCACGCGGACCATGTGGCCATTCGTGGACCATGCGCCAACCGTTCGACTGCATGTAGAACTCTACTTCCTCGCGCATCGGCTGCCCGTCATACTTGGCCTTAGTACCAACCTCTATGACGATCATCTCGATATCACGCAAGTCGGCACCCTCAAGCACCTGTAGCTCAGAGCCCTGCGTGTCGATAACCAGCACGTTAGTCGGGTCATCGTTTCCAACATTAATCCACTTACGGAGCGGCCACACAGGGACCTCGAACTTCTGAACGTTCCCCAACTGGATAGGCTCAAGCAGTGAGTTGTACTGCTGATCCCTCAAAACCCTGTGAAAGCCAGCTATCCCACGATCCGATCCCGCCGCAAACGGAAGAACGGCAATCCCGTTCACGTGGTTGTACTTAGCTTGCAGATCAGCGGCTAGATTAGGGTCGGCCTCAACCAAGATGATGCTATGGAAGCCCAACTCCTGATATAGGGCTACCTCTTGACCCTCATGGGCGCCAACGTGACACACGCCCTTGGGAGTCACGTTGGCGTCTCGCATGATGCTCTTCCAGTCCATCTGGTCGAGCGTGTAGTGATGAGCCATCACTTGCCCTTCGGCATCGGCTTCTTCTTGGGCGCAGCCTTCTTGGCATGCGGGAACGGCGGCTTGCCGGGTGCAGCCTTCTTGCCGGGCATAGGCGCAGCCTTCTTGCCAGGCGCAGCCTTCTTGGCAGGCGGGAACGGCGGCTTGCCGGGCATCGGCTTCGCAGGCGCAGGCTTCTTGGCCGGTGCTGCCTTC